CGGAGCGTTCAAGACCTTTGTACTCGAATTGTAGTTAATATCATGGTTAACTACCACCGGATTTGTCTTGGAGTTGACAAATCTGTATTGTAAACCCTCGTCACCCACAAGCATCTGCATGGTGGCGACCGTTATCGGGTTGATTGCGCCGGAGAAGCTAAGTAAACTGTCGGCAAGCATTTCCATTGTCTCTTTTGCGTCACGATAGTAACGTTTGGTGAATTGAAGGGCTTGTTTATGATTCTCTTCAACTTGTACTTCGTTCGTTTCTATCTTATTAAGTTCGCTGGTAACGGATGTACCTACCGGAGTGTTGGACAGTTCTATTTCGGGACTGTACGGGTTGTTCACATACCGTTTGATGCCGACTATACGAATGAGTGACCCTTCGGGATGGAACTGATTATCCGTGAAGCTCACGAAACCGCCCAATACGATTTTACCGCCAACAGTCAGCCAGCGTTTCTTTGCCCAAATGCCGTCAAGTGTACCAGTGAAGGTAAATTTCTTATCCTCGTGTTCGTAGAGATACTTAACAGCTTCCCGGAACACATCCCATGATGCACCTGTTCTTGTGGCGTTGTCACTTATATAGGCTTCGGGCAACTGAATGCCGAACACAGCGTATTTATCACCAACTTCCGGCATCCATACACCACCGTCCGGCATAGTGATACCATCTATCTCCTGCGGGACTATCTCGAATTTACGTCCTACATGAGTGTATTTAACCTCGAACTCCTTGCCGGAAAGCATACCGGATTGGAAGATAACGGTCATTTTCTCACCCTCAATAAGGCAATCCTCAAAATTGAGGTTATTCGGGATACCGGTATCGTAAAAGTCATAGAAGTGCTTTTCCGTATTTATCGTAGTCACTTTGCTGACTTCTCCTACACGTGACGGGTAAATCTCCGTACAGTCCAAACTGTCTTCTTTACTCGTGGTCAGCTCACGATCGGCACGCATAACGCTCATACCGTATTCGTCTGTCTTGTATGTGCGGGAAGCGGAAGCATTGAAACCCTCTTCACCCTCAAAGCGTGTACCGTCATAACGGATAGTCTGCGATTTGGGCATCAGCAATTCCTTTGCGCCGTATTTGGAATAATCTATGTTTCTATCAGTCGTTTCCACAAGGATGATTTCGGGCGGTATGTCGCCGCTTTCCCGGCCGACACCCGTCTTGAAACCGTGCCCCTTGCCATAGGATAAAGTCAGGGGATTGTCCTTGTTGTACTCGACTTTTTTCAAATGTACAGTCTTTGTATGTACCCCCTCTATTACGGTTTCTGTAATCTGATATTCGATTTCATAGGTTTCTGCCAGTTGGCTCAAAGCGTCCAGACAAACAGTATGGTTATAGTTTATCAGCTTCTCTGTACCCTCAATACATTCACCGATTACCCACCCCGAAGAACGTCTGTTCAGATTGTCCACTATCAGTTTGAGGTGTTCTTTCGGCTTGGCGGTATAGGGGAACTTGATACGGTTGTCTACCGTATTGCGTATCTTCCAAAGTTCCGTATCGGCTTTGGATGTTTCAAGGACAAGCGTGTAGCTGTAATTCCTTTCACCGTTTTTCTTGAAATTACTGTCTTTCTTGAGCGAATAACGCTTACCGTAGAACTCGCACCATGAGCCTACAGGGACATTGAGATAGCCTGGATGAGAGAAATACAGTGTTAGTGTATCTTCGCCCATTACAGCCTCGTAGGAATAACTGTTGTCATCCGTAAGAAGCTCGATTGTTTCACTTCCGTTATGTAGAGTAATCATATCCTAATCTCCTAAATCAATAAAATATTCTTCATCTTCTGTAGTTATAAATCTGCCATCTTCCGAAGCAAGCAGATATTCTGTATCTCCCAGTCGGAAGCTGGTAAATACAAGGGTTAAGGTAAATGCCCACCATATACCGTCAAGAGGATTAAAACTGTCAGTTTTGCAACCCTTGTAATAACATGGATAGTTTTCACTCCATTCGTCAACGTAAAAGGAGCGTTCCGCATCTTCATACTCGTATCCTTCACCGTCAGTTTTGGCAGACAATTTTGTGAGGTCATGCAAAAGAGCATCATGGTTTCGCCAAAATGTATCGAAGTCCGGGGCGCGCATTAGACACTTTATGCTTACATCTTTCGTTTGAAACTTCACGTATTCGCCATCATATACAGCACCGTCCTGAAACTTGAAGTTCTGCAAAAGGTTTTTCTTCACAGCCGGAGTTTTGAGTATCTCCTCATTTGTACCTTGTAGAACGAGGATACCGTAAGCTGACAAGTCCACACCATCCAACTCGTAACCTTTCGGCAATAGAATACTGTTTATCGGTTCCTGATATACATAATCATCCGAGCGCGGGAAATCATTGGCAAAAGTGAACTTGGAGCGTTCGGTGCTATTATACATTTCAAAGCTATTCTGAGAAGAAAGCCTTAATTTAAACGTACGCTTCAAATGTGGGAAATAAAAATCATGATACCCCATATCTGATAGCATGGAGACAAAATTTGAAAATTGCCATTCCCTGAAGAAGCCAAACTCAAGGATAACATCTTTCGTATCAAGATATATTTCCGAAAGGTCAAACTCTTTTCCGTCCTCTTCCGGCCAATCGTTACTATCCGGCGTTTTTGAAGGCGGGAACGCTACCAGTTCACCGTAGTTGCCTTGTAATGTAGACACGCCGTACTCAGTATGTACATCTTTGCCATCTATATATAATTGGTTTTTCATCGCTTAAGTGTTATTCCTTTAGTGTTTAATGTATCAATACCACTTTTCATTGCGTACATGTATTCTCTAATTTCTACAAGATTGGATGTATAGTTATCAATGTTAGCCAAATGGTTAAGAATATCTTTGCTTTGACTTTCGATAGCCTTAGCCGTTTTGTCTATATCCGTAGTTGCTGATAAATTAGCAACAGAATAATTCAAAAGTCCGTCAATCCCTGTTGCCATACGGGAAACATTTTCATTAATGGAGTATGTATGTCCCTGCATGACAGCCAGCCGACCGTTGTTTTCGTCTACTGAATCTTGCGAGGCTGTGGCGATGCCCTTTTGTGAAGCTTCACGGACGGAATCTGATTGCCAACCAAAATCTTGCATCAGCTTATCACGCTCAGCAAGCAGGCTATTTGTAAGATTCTGCTGCATATTACGAAGTGCCTGTGCTTCATCAGAAGTAAGCCCATCTTTTCCATACTCAGCCCATGAATCATACAGTCTTTGAATTTGCTCTTTATATTTATTTGCAAGAAGAGACTGAAATATGGCTTTTTGCAGATATTGCTCGAAATTATCGGCAAAATCCTCATTAGTACTATCCAAATCGGAAAGCAAATTGGCATAACCGTTTTTAAATTCATCGAAGCCTATTCCAGTAATAGCCTCTTTCTCTTTTTGCGCAATCTCAGTAAGTTGTTCCCCATAATCTACAATATTCTGCAAATAAGTAACAAAATCCTTGTTGACGGTATCAAGTACAGATACCAGTTTTTCATCAGAAAGTATCTTTTCTATCTGTTCGGAAGATAAATCCCACAACTGATATTCCGCTGTAATCTTTTCCCCGACTAAACCCGAAATTCGCTGATAGTCTTCTTTGGACAATCTTTCATTTATACGGTATCCCAATGAGTGAGAGCCGATACTCGCCCCACTGGACGCGAGCCGTTTGATTAGTTGTCTTTGTCTGCTTATATTGATATTTACAAGCTGTTCAGCTTCTTCCGCTGCTTTTATCGCTTCCGTACCATAGTCGATGTCGATATAGCCCATCTTCTTGGTTATAAGTTCATCCCAAATGGATATGAGATTCTCGTATTGGGCTTTCATCTTTTCATATCCAGAGTAATCGGCGCCAAACAATCCTTCAAACGCAGAGACAACAGAAGAGATTCCACTAACTGCACTCATTGCGCCACCAACAATATCACCGGACATTATTTGTCCGACACCGACAGCAGTAGTGCCCAATCCCCCTAAAGCATCCGTAATTCCTGTTATAGTAGAATCGTCTGCACCAAATATATTGGCGATATTAGAACCAAATTCGCCCAATGCAGGAGCAAAAGATGTTACAGCATTCCCTATATCAGTGATGCCTTGACCCACTTTCTTGGAATCGTTACCGCCCTTTTTTATGGCTTCTATTCCTTTCTCCAAATCAGAAACGAAAGCCTTCCACGGTGATTTGCCTTTCAGCTCATCCTTTAATCCCCTGATTGCGTCCGTCACGTCTTTTATGGAGATTTCCCCTCTTTCTATCTTTTCAATATCCTTATCAGTAAAGCCTATCCCTTTCAAATCAGTAATAGAAATGTCTTTATCAGTACCGGACATGTATTTGATAAGGGTCTCATACTTGTCTATGATGTCTTGAATGGCGGAAACGGATTTAGTACTCGCATCCTCGAACAAATCAGCCATAGCACGGGTGGTTTTGCCGTACTGTTCGTCCAGTTGTTCTAAGTATTGCTTCTTTTCGCCCTCTAATGCGGCAGCATTTCCAGCGGTTGCTGCTGTTTCTATAGCATTATTATACTTTTCAATGATAGCCTGCCGTTTTTGCTGGTAATTTCCAAATTTTATGAGATATTCATTCCATGCGCTTTCCTGCTCTCGTATTAAATCATCTTTTTGTCTGTTGCTTACATATCCGATAATAGAATCAAAAGCAGAACTGATATTAGAAGTGTCTACTGTGGAAGCGTCAAAGGTCTTTATTTTATATTTTTTGTTCTGCTTAGCCTTCAATTTCTCCTGCTCATCGAAAACCTTTTTTTGAGCCTCTATTTCCACACGAATAGCGTCTTCTTTCTGCCGCTGCAAGTCTTGGATTTCTTTCTTGTTATCCAAATCACGCTGCGCCTTGACCTTTTGATACCCATCATTCATGGCGCTAATACGAGCCTGCGCAATCTGATATTCCAAATCCTCAGCTTGCCGCCTACGCTCCAATGCGTATTTGCTTTCAATTCCCAATATCTTATCTTGTTGGGATGTTAATGCGTTAATATTTCTATTATCCTTTTTTTCATCATATATTTTTAATTCATTTTCCGCCTCCCTTAATTTCTTTATATTATCTTTATAGCTTTTTACAACAGCAGCATCTATACCTTTGAAGTTTCCGGCATCCATTAGTTTCTTTTGAGAAGAAGAAATTTTGGCAAGATTTTCCTCTGCGACTTTCCTTTGGGCTTCCCAATATTCTTTATTCTTAATTACAGCCTTATTACTTTCCCTCTCATTAAAAAAAGGATTGTATTTTTCTTGTATCTTGGAAATCTCTCTATTTGATTCATACACGCTCTTTATATAATCTTCCAAAGCTCCATAGAATCCATTAGGCATCTTTCCAAACCGCTTTTGAATGTTTTCAGCAATAGCATTGAATGCTTGCTGCCAAGTTTGCCCTGCCTTACGAAAATCTTCCGTCCATCCAAGTACAATATCTGTAATTGCTTTAGAATTTTTATTTCCAGCCCCTTTTTGTATTTCAGAAAGGGAATCGGATTGTACCTTCAAAGATTCCTCTACAACTTTGTCAATTGCATTCTTTTGAGCCTTTAACGCCGCATTTTCCATCAAAGCCTTGTTTACATTCTTATAGGCCTGTTCAATCTCCAATAAAGAAGATTTTTCGCTAAGAAGATATGGGAGATACTTGCCGTACGAATCATTTATCTTTTTAATTGCGTCAGCTCTCCCCCGTGTACCTTCATTGGTTTTCTTTATAGCATCAAATAAAACACGCGCATTAGCTTCTTCCTTACTTATTATTGAATTAAATTCCTTAACACTTTCGTTTAATCTTTTTTGGGCACTATCTGCACCCAATAATCCGGAAATCCAATCCACAACTCTGCCCCCATACAACGTTAACAATGTAATTCCTACCGTCAAAGCACTTTGCCAACTAAATATAGAAGATACAACTTGTTTCCATACTGGAACCGCCTTTTCCCCGCTATTCTTTAGTGCATTATATTGTTCTTTGGCTCTTTTAATTTCATCGGCAAGAATAGGCAGATTATTTGAAATAGCGAGGAAAAAGGTATTCCAACTGACTGCCAATGAAGGAAGTTCGCGACCTATTTGCTGAATAGACATATTTAATCCATTCCAACCGCTTGCATAATTTCCTACATTCCGTTGGTGATTGCCAATCGTTGCGTCCAATGCTTTAATTTTCGCATCTGCCTGATTAATGGATGCCAATAATTCTCTCCCAAAAGGAGAATTACGTTCTTCTTCCGTCAACTGTCGATATGTTGTACGCATTCTACCAAGAGATTGGGAAAGTGCATCCATAGATGTTGCAGCCGCATTATCTAATTTAGCATTATTGCTTAGGGTTTGCCTAACTTCTGCCAATGCGGCTTTGTGAGTAAGCAATGAATTATTAAGTTGCTCTAAACGTTTTTGCTGATTATTAGAAAGAGTTTGATTATCTGACTGATATTTTGTGAGTTGTTTTATTTCCGCATTTATTAATCGAATAGCGTTTTGTTCCTCAAGCATGCGCTTTATATTCTGCTCTCTCGTACCTATTATGGAATTTATTTCATTTGCCAAATCATCATACGCTTTTACCTGCATTTGTACACTTGCCGTATCCATATTGGCAGTTGTATTTGTGGTATCGTTATTCACAGGACTTATTCCTGTGCTTTTGGACATTTGTTCCTGTACTTTGATGATTTTTTCCGCAGCATCATTAATCCTTTTTGTAGAAATCATAATCTTGCCTTCAGCTTCACTAACTTTGGTTACTAAAGCATCATATTGCTCAGATAACGACTTTAAGCGTGCTTCAAGGCCTTTAGCAATATCAATATCCACCTTAACATTGATACTTTTTAAAGCCTTCTTCACATTCTCAATCTCTGCTTTCAATGAACGTAGCTTAGTTATATCACTATCTACATTTGCGAATATCCCTGCCATAACTAATTAAATATTTTTTTATTAATCATTCTTTTTGCATAAAGGATTGCAGAATCCATTACATCAAATCCCTTTGATTGTACGAAACTTGCATACTCCATGCCGTCAGCCAGATAAAGCCCGTCATCTTTCTTTTCGTGATACTGTAAATAGTAGGTGGTCTTTTGTACAGCTTCCATGTTTGTTCCCTTGCCATAAACTTCCAATGCTATAATCCTACCACCACGCACAACACAAAATCCGGGAGCTTTGCGCAGTCTCCACGTATGGTTCTTATAAACTTTTGGATAGTCAGACGTACCATGTGCATTAAATGCTACCCGTATGGCATCCCGCCCTATTTCTATTAACTTATTGAAATAAGCGCCCTCTATTTGTTCTTCAAGTTCATCTAATTCTGAAATATCACCTTTGAACTCCATAACTTTATTTTCCTGTAAAGGTATCGCCATACACGATTTCTGCCTAAAAAATCAAGGACGCAGAACAAACAATCAAGAAAAGGTTTGTTATTCATAGAAAAAGCAGCCCCTAAATATATAGAGACCGCTTTTAATGTTTCTCTTGCCAACCCATTCTTCATATTTGGGGGCTTTTTATGTTTTATAACAACGCAGAAGATTGCAATAAAAGAAAAATAATATAATGTTTGATTAAAATTAAACATTTAACTTTGCTGCACATTAATCAACTAAAACGCATGCTTTATGAAAAAGATTTTGATTTTATTATGTTCTGTTTTCTTGTTTTCATCATGTATGAGCATATTTTCAAGCTCTAAACAATCTATCACTTTTATGGGAGAGAACGGCACAAGACTGTATGACGGAACTAATAATGTGAAGTTGGCAGAAATAAAAGAAGGTGGCTCTGCTACAGTAAAAATTAAGAAAAAGCTGTCAGACAAAACGATTATTGCAAAGAAAGAAGGTTTTAAGGATACACCTTTCGTTATAGAATCTTCGTTTAATGCTAAATCTTTGTGGAATATATTGTTCTGGCCTGGCTTTTTGATTGACCTCGGAACGGGGAAGATTAATAAATACGACCCTGTTATTTACAATATAGAAATGGATAATAAAGAGTAATTAATTACAATATTTGAAATAAGCATTTTGCCCCGTTCGTGAGTTCGGGGCTTTTTTATGCCTAAATGTTGCTTGTCAACAAGAAAAAATAAGCCACAATCTTGCAAGTACAAAAATAAGTACTTATATTTGTACTAAACAATAGAAACAAGTAGATTATGAGAACAGCTAACTATTCAGAGCTAAGGAATAACCTTAAGCACTATCTTGACGGCGTGATAAATGACAGTGAGCCGTTGCTGGTACATCGTTCAGGTAGCGAAAGCGTGGTTGTAATATCGCTGGACGAATACAACTCCATTAAGGAGACCGAGTATATAATGAAATCCCCCGCAATGATGGATGTTATACGCAAGGGGAAAGAAGAAATCGAGAAGGGAAAAGGGAAGCCTGTAAAAATTGAAGAATTATGGAAATAGTCTTTCTTGAACAGGCCGAAAAAGACCGGGAATATTGGAAAAAGTCGGGGAATAAGGCTATTATGAATAGAATAACAGCCTTGCTTGAAGATATTATAGCTCATCCATATACAGGAATAGGCAAGCCTGAGCCTTTAAAATATGAACTGGCAGGATGCTGGTCTCGAAGAATAAATTCCGAGCATCGCATCATCTATTCAGTCAATGATGAGATAATCACAGTCTACGTACTCTCTATGAGGTATCACTATGGTAAAAAATAAAGCCCCAATCTTTCAATGGGGCTTTGTTCATTTTTCCACGAACTCCTTTAATCTGTACAGCCTATCAATTGCCGGATTATAAAATACATCCGGATAGTGTTGCTTGATGTCGTTGATATTTGCTCGAATATACAGAGATGTATCGTATATATGTTCGGATTCCGATAATATTACTTCCTTTGGCAATTGTGCGGTTTCTGCCCAATTCATGATTGCCTTAACACTATCTTCGTCATACGCGTATTTACTTTCTTGTGCCATACTAAGATTATTTTATGGCAAAGATAACCATTTCTTTTTAATCACTAATCAAACCTTTCTGTATGATTACCCTATTTAAGAATTTTACGCTGCCTATTCTTGAAGAATTCTTCTTCAGACACCTCTTGCAGAACCTCACCGAACACTGTATGAAGTTTATCCTTTTGCATGATTATTAGATTTCGATATGGTATTTCATAGACCACTTCTTTGTAAGACAAATGCAGATTTTCCATGAATGTTGCAATTTGTCCGAGAAGACAGGAATTTCCTGCTACTTCTGTTTTGCTGTCAGGTTTTGCACATTCTTCGCTAAAACTGACAGCTTGTAAAAATTTTCAGCAGATATTAAAGATAAGGCTACTTCCAAACCTTGTACAGTTTCATCAAACGTACCCTTTCTTAGTTCTTCAAAAAGGCTATCGTCACCTTTCACAAACCAAGATAACGCATGTGCCACATTATCCATGTCTTTCAATGACGAAAGTACGTCATGAAACGTATTACATTCAGGAAACTCCGCTAAATAACATCCCGCACCGGCAATCTTATGGATAGTGGGTGGTGATATGACATACGACTTATTATTAATGACAATTGTTTTAAAGTCAGCACCGATAATAGAACTGTTTACTATTTTTGCAGCATTCATATAAGAAATAATTAAATAGGGGTGCAATCGTTTTTACACCCCTATATTCAACTTTTTTACATCTTAGATAGTCTTACTTTTGGAAGAAAGAGTTTCTCCTGAATAGGAAGCCATAGATTCCTAAGAAGCAGAATCAACCGCATCTCCATCAAACCAATACTCATCAGCTACACCTTCCGCTTCGTTATCCATTGCCACAGCAGAAACGCCCAAACCGATATTTTTCTCTACCATGTTCGATTTTCCTACAATACCAGCGTTGGTAAAAACAACATAATTACCTGTTTTCACACGTCCTACTACAGCCTTATAAACAAGTTCCGGTGTTTCAGGAGCTTCCCAACCAACCTCTTCTTCGGATTCTCTTATAACCTTGCCACCCTGAAGTTCAACTTTATCCTTAAAAGAATAGGCACCCATCGTGAAAGCAATAGTTTTTGTTCCTTCGTCTGTCATATCACGATAATAAGGCTTTCCTGTAAGTTCATTGATGTAATCAGTAATAGTCGGGTCATCTTGAGTATACCCCCACGTGTCTTGGTGGGAGTTTTTCACTTCGGTAGCAGTAGCCAACCATGTCTTCAGTTTTGCGGCGGTCAATGCTTCGGTAATTACCGGCCCGTACCAAATCTGTTTAATTCCAATAAATGGTTTCATATTTTTTCAATTTATGTTTAACACTTCAAATAATAATTTCACATTAACAAAATGACAATTTAAATCTGTATCTTCCTCTATCCCATGACTTTCAACAGAATACTGATACCATGAACCCTTGTAATATCCTACGGAATCCAAAGCCTCAACAGCCAAGCGTTCAAGTTCGTTAAGCCTTTTTAGATTGGCATTCTGCTTATAATCCGGGACACAGAAATTAACTTCAATAAATCCTCTGTTCCAATAGGTATCAGATGTTTGGCGTTTAGAAAGAACAACAACACGCTCCGTATCTACTTTCTTTTTAGGGAAAGACCAGCTACGATATAATGGAAGACCAAAAGTCTTGCAATCATTATATACTATGATACCAGCATCTGATGATGTAATCATATCCAAACCTCCGAATAGTCAAAGTAATTACATTTCTTAGGATTTCTGGCAACCCCTTCACCTCTTATCTGCTCCCCACTCATACAACGAATATGCGAACCGGGCTTTACAGCCTCACCTTCATAGACAATATGGTAGCTTGACATATATACCTCACCGTTATCCGACTTCAACTTTTTTGTTCCATCATCGTCACATCGACAAGAACCTACAGTTTCCCATCTTTCTTCGTCAGCAACAATGACTTGACCGTCAGAATCGTATTCAGGATGAGCCTCTATTAATACTTGTAGCAGATGTGGAGCAAAATACATTACCATATATCAGATACGTCTTTAATTACACTCAGACCAACAACTGAGGCTGTTTCTTCATTTAGGTCTATGCCATATTTCTTCAACAGAAGTTTAATATGCGTCTTAATTGAATCAACGCTCCATGATGCAGAAAATCCACTTTCATCAACCGAGGTAGGATGGAGAATGTTTTTCTCAATAAAGCCATCAATCAATGTTCCTATCAGCTTTTTGTCCTCAGTAGAAACTTCCTTATCTGCATTAAACCCCAAATCTAATGCAAAATCAGAAGCTCCTACATCGGACATCTCACCGATGTAGGAAAATCTCTGCTTTATGTAGCCTGCAATTGTCATTATGCTTCTACTGCCAATGAATAGATACCGTTAATCTCGGTAATGATAGGCAGTGACAACGACTGCGCCTTTGTGAACTCAACTCCATTGGAATTGTCCGTTTCACCTTTACCCCACTGGGAAATCCGAATTCTTCCATAATTGGAATAAGTCACACCGGGTTCCTGTCTTAATTCATTATCTGCATAGGCATTTTTAATAACACCCAATTTACCAGCCGGAACAAACACTAAATTCTTGTCATTCCAAGGAGAGTACTCGGTTAATTTCCCATTGTTTTGGATTCGAGTAATACGTCTGACCGGTTCAAGTATTGGGAAGTCATTTTGACGCATGAATTCATTCAAGTTTGACATCAATAACGGAGTAGATGATTTATCCGTACCAAAAACAACTTGTTTCATTTTCTTATTTCTAAGAATATATGACAAACGTTTTGGTGAAAGAAGAATCTTCTCAAATGTCACCTTATCCTGAGCCGCATCCAGTATCATTTGAATATCCTCAAAACAGTCTACATTGTTTTGATTCGTATCCGTCCAATCTAAAGTTGCTGATGCGATATTTTCGGCAGGCATTTTGTGGTCTATAACGCCACGAACACCGCCTTCGGGGTTGTTATTTTCGTCAAAAGTAAATACCCCTTTATTAGACAAGGCTCCTAAAAAGATAATATCAAGTTTAGATTGCACTGAATTGACAACCTTGCCGATATTATTCCACATCAAATTAACAAGTTGCTGCGTCTTCTGATTGTCGGTCAACATACGAGAATCAAGAATTTGAAGAACCTTTCGATACTCTTCAATAGGCATAGAATAACTCATTTGATGAGAAAGAACTTTTTGCTTTAACGTTTCCAGCCCTTCCGTCCCCATGATTGGCTCTTTACCTTTAGAATCTAATGTAGCAGCGGCAACACTCAGGTTATACTGCCCGATTAACTCCTCAAAATTTAAACCTATCGTAGGAGTGTCCCAATCTAAATATCTTTCATAGATATTTTGGTCGAAAAGTCTCTTACGTAACTCTGACGCCGTGTCAATACGAACTTGCACTTGTTTTGTAAGCTCGCCAAAAATAGAACTATAAAATAATCCTGCCATAACTTATTGTCTTACATATTTAATACTTGGATTATTCTTCATACACCATCCGCCGAGCAACCATTCATCCGGCATGGGATAAGCAACATCTTTAAGAATAATCACATCATAACCCGCTGAAACGGTCTGAAAACTCATATTGGTTTTATACTCGTAATCCGTCTCTACCACAGCGTTTGGTTCACTACCAGCGACAACTGCAAAAGCATCCTTAGTGGCTCCGGTTAAAGCGGCAGCAAGGGTCAACACGTCGTAATCGGCGTTGGAATTATCAATAGCAGTAATTGCTTGTTTATTCTCTCCGATTGTAAGTTCATCTCCAATTTGCACAAGACTTCCCTTTTCAACTCGAGGAGCAGCAGTTGTCCCACCAGCTATTATCTTCACAGCTTTACAAACCGTACATTCCATTTTCGAGAAATCTAATGCAATAGGGGTTCCTTTGCGAATCAACGTTCCCTCAGGAAAGGTTTGCTTGATTCTAAAATCACCGGGAAGCGTTTTACACTCGCCCCGCCAAAAAACGGGGAAGTTCCCTTTTACTTTTCCTTTTTCAAATACAATAGCCATAACTTTAGTTTTAATTAGCGTCCGGCAAACTTTCCGCCCATTCTTTAGCCAGTTCTTTGCCCTGGTCTTCTGGCGTAGACAAGGAGAATGCCGAACCTTTATCCTCCAAGCCTTTTGCGACCTCATTTTGTCTCACTTTAGAAAGATAGTTTGTAATCGCCGCCTCATCCATATCGTCAGAGATAGCAAAGCCTTCTTCTATTCTCTCCTTTGAGATTTTGAGTTCTTTTGCTTTTGAAAGAATCAGATTGTTTCTTGCGGTACGTGCCTGCTCTGCTTTCGCACTTTGATTTTCAGTCATGAGCTCGCTAATTCTTTTTTCCTGCTCTTGTTTGTACCTTGTAAACCACTCTGGCTCCTCGTTAGCAGGTTGCTGTTGGTTGCCCCCACTACCCTTTGCTTTCAATTCTTCCAATTCCTTCTTGTAGGTAGCGCCTTCCGTACGCAGCCTATCAAAATTGCTTTGGTAAGATTTCAGCATTGATTCCTGCCCCTTAATTATAGTTGCAAGGTTATCGTCGGTTATTAATCCCGTAGCATCAAGCGAGGATGCTACCGATTGAAGAATTTCATCAGACAAACCCAGTTTTGAGAAATCCTGTTTAAGCTGATTAAATATTTTTTCTTTCATACTTAATTATTTTAAATTCAGGATAAAAGTAGAGATTAGTAATAGATAGAGGAAATTTATAAAGGCTCCAAAACAAACAATTGGCAAAAGGTTTGCTATTTTTTCAAAAAAGGGGATATTATTCCTCTTTTTCTCTATTCATAACTTGACGTTCATCCAATATTCGTTTAATTTCTTCCTGCCGATTATCGGCAATCGCAAGCATATTAACCGCTTGTTCAAGTGAAATAATACCATCTTGATAAGCCTTTCCCACTGCTGCCCACTTTCCTTGAACATCCTCATTAAACGGCTCGGCAAATTCATGTTCGATACTCAATTTTTCTATCTTTTTTCTAAGATGAATATGGGTTACATTCATCATAATGGCAAGAATAAGATTCTTTTCTCTGTCAACCAGTATATCATATATTTCCTTTAAATTGTCTCTCTTGATAAATCCTAATATCATAGCCCGTTTCAATGCTTCTCCCGACAAAGTACCCAATCCCTTCATGTTTTCAAAAGAAAAATCAGGAGTAAATGAATCGAAAAGAATTGAAGAATTCAAATCAGTCTTTTCACTCTCTTTCATGGAAGAGTATTCAGGTGGGGTCATATAATCAATCAGACTATTTTCTTTATTTGTCAGTTGGATAACCTGACCTACAGTATCAGGGTCAGCCAAAGATTTAATAACATCTGTAGTGGCCTTTATCTTAGGGTCAGCAAAATAGTTATTGGTATCAGCAGCTTTGGAATCAATCATTTCTTCCCGATCGCATCTTCTTTCAGTGCCTGCCCACGCTTTATCTTGGCGATAATAAATTACATTAATTTTGCCTGTAGGATTTTCAACCGGGGTTACATCCCATCCGATATTAGCCCGCTTGCATCGATATATAAAATTTGGAGTTTGTATATCAAAATGTTCTATTGTTCTATCTCCCTCTTTTAAAAAGTAACCATAACCAAAAGCTATCATGTTTTCATATTGGTCAAACAAAGGTCTCAGGGTATAACCTTTTGATTTGGATATAACGAGCACCTTTACAGCGGGTTTCCCGCCATCATTATAAATATGATACACTTTAGCACTTTCGGTTTCAGCCCCCGCCAATCTTTTGGCTTGTCGCATGGTTGTGTTAAATCTTGTATCTTTTAAAAACTGCATATAAGCATCAAAAGCCTCATCCTTGCTCTCTATATCCAAAGAAGGCTTCCATGATATAGGATTTCCTAATAAGAAGAACAACTCCACCTCATTTATGTACACTTGCCTGCGTCGTGGGAGTTTTTCAACCTTATAGGGTTGCTTGTTTTTTCTCGGCTTATCAGGGCGTTTCATTACATCATGGGTTTCCGGATTATATTCCTTTATAGCATCAGATACACATATATCTCGATTTTGCATAACAGATTGTACTTGGGAAATGTCCTTGTCTTGAATAAGTTTCATCAAATCGCGTTCAACCCCTACGGCATTTAGGGTTTTATTGCGGATAACATTGAATATCGCTTCTATAAAATTCATATCATCAATTTTAACATAGTCCTAAATCATCTTTTGTAAACTCTTTAGAGATAACAATTTTCCCTAATATTTTTCCATTAATATAGTACCTGACAGCATCCCATCCATGATTATCATGGTCTTCTGGGTTATTTATATAATTCCCATCTTTATCTTTAGACCATACGTAATTCCTTGCCTCTCTTATTAAATTATAGGATCTTTTGGTAATGAATATATTATCGAAAGATTTTATTCTGTCAATACCTGCAATAATAGAACCAGCTCCCTTTTGTACAGGATATATAACTATACCACCATTAGATATTTCTTGAATTAAACGCGGGTCTGCACTTTCCGCATATACAAATAAATCATATTTCCTTAGCTCTTTAATTAAATCAGAAGCAAGCATACCTGTTTTATAACATAGCTCATCAAGATATAAGTCATTATCTACAATTCCGCAACGAATTATAGCTGAGGGGTCATTTGTAAAACCAAAGTCAATCCCATTAGCAACTTTCTTAGCCCAAGTTGGAAATTCATCGACAATTCCCCACTTTTTGAACACAGCACCCTCGGCAACATCAGCCCACCTACCGATAACCACATGAGCGTACTTTTCGGGATTGTTCGTCTTCATTTCTTCCACCTCTTTCAAAAACTCCGGAGACAGATTTTCCAAATTGTCCAAGTAAGTTGTATGTATATGAAGTACATTCGGATGAGTGGAAACTTGAACTTGTACACCGTCAATCTCCACAAGTCTATGAGTTTTCTCAATGAAGCGTTTATAAACCCAATGATTGCTGTCAGATGGATTCATAATGATAATAATGCGATTTTGAATACCCTTCTGGCGGATAGAAAACATTATCTTCTCAAAGTCTATCTCACTTGTCCACTCCTCAGCTTCATCACAAACAAATGTTGTTAACCCCTGAATTGATTTCAATTTAGCGGTCTGAACTCCCGATGATGTTTTTATGCCGCGAAACATTATAACACTATCAGAATAAGTATTGGTTATATCCGTTTTGGTTACATCGAAATATTCACTTGCAAAATCGGATTTTATTTTTTCTTGAAATTCCGGAATAATAGACATGGAAGCCGACGCCATTGTGTAACGCGAAAATAGTATCTTATGCCCACTTTCAAAAGATAGTCTTTCTAAGAACGTGGAAATATTGTAGCTCTTGCCGCTTCCACGCCCCCCGGTTACAATAATGATAAATTTATCAGTGTTCTCATATAGAGGTGCGTATTTGCCTTGAGATATTATACCGAACAAGCTCATTTCTTCACTCCTCCATTCTTTAAGAACTCAATTACGGGAATGCTACCTTTTAATTTTATTGTACTATCTTGCTTTTCTGCAAGTCCTAATTTACGCGCTACAATATTGGGATTGAAAGCCCCTACAATAGCCCCTTCAAGTTGTTGGGTTTCTATGATATTCTCTATACGCGATACGACTTCGGAAAAGGCTTTATAATTTTGGCTTTCTTTAAACTCGCTCCAATAACCTTTGTTTGCACCAATATAAGACAAAAATCCTGATAAGGTATATGGCCTTTGGGTGGGGCTTTCCTCTTTTTCTTTTGTTTTTCCTTTAGTTTTGTTTTTTATAACACACCATGGGTTATCATCACACCATTGGAAATACTCACAAGCAGCTTCCCACATCAAGTCAGGTGTAGAGAACAGCGTATTACGCCCATGTTTGCTATGCAATTTCCAAAATTGATTTCCTTTAGGTGCTGCCATATCTTAACTATTTCTAATCATCTACAAAAGTATTGACATGTGTAAGAATAAAAAAATATAGCTAAATACAATACGAAACAATCTAAAGAATGTTTGTTTATTTATTGTTTAACCTATACTATTTCTTTCAAGCGATTCAATATCTCAATATAGATGTAATCAATATCCTTTCTAAAATCTTTGTATTGTTTATATTCAAATCCGGCTTCGCGAATATTATTAGAAATAACACATGGTGTTATATCAGGGAACACATTGGAAAGTTCAGAGCGGATACCGTTAGGCATCCTTCCGCCGGCCAATACGCTTGGAGCAAATAAAAACAAGGCAACATACAGAAACTTCTTCCTTTGAATCACATTATCAAACGATACATCAGGCTTTATTTGAGAACTAATATCAACAAACCATTTATAAACCTGAGGTATAAGGCTAATATTATCTAATACGGGTACTGATAATTCCGCCTCTCTTTCAGATAGCCTTGACTTTTGCTCACGAATATGTTTTAATTCCGAAATAGAAGAAAATTCCTTTGTTGCATGCATAATAATAAGGCATTAGGTTATCATGAAGTACAACAAAGATAATACACTAATTACGAAAATAGATACAAAAATGACAGTTATTACATTAATTATCAGCAACTTAGTTAATATATTAATTAATATTTTGATTAATATATTAATCTAACATTTAATCGCAATTAACACATAACACGCTAATTATTAACAGATTGTACATAACTAATAAATACCTACTCCCTTAAAACAGTAGACTGCAATAATATATAAATGATAGAAAGTTAAATATTCATAATAAGAGAAGTACGATTTTATATCAATCTTATATTTGAAAAAATACAAGAGAACAATAAGGATTTTCCATATCCGGGAACCAAGTTGTGCAATTGTTGTGCAACAAGAGTAAAATAAAAACGCTAATCTTCTTATAACAAAGAGATTAGCGTTTATCCGAGTACTCGAAGCGGGAATATTTGTTATTCAACATTATGCAATCGTGTAAATCATAAATACCTATAACACATTTATAATACATAAATACATGTATCATAATGTTGCATTGAGTTTTATCAAGTTGCATATATGTTGTGCAAAAACACTATATTTGCACAACCGATTAATTAAAACCATGACAACAGTAAAGGCATTTATTAGAACAGGCAAAAAGGATAAGGAAGCAAATATAAGGTTCCGAATATCCAGTGGAAGAAAAGTACAGTTATTCCATAAGTCAGAGCTTGTTGTGTTGCCTGCTTTATGGGACGATAAACGGGAGCAATACAAATCAAAGAGCGTTATAAGAACAGATGAACGCGTACGATTAAATACTGCTATCACAGAACGGAAGAATTTATTATTATCCATATATGACAGCAATCCCGGAATCAGCAGCGAAGAACTGGAGAAACTCGTAGATAAGCAAATACACCCAGAGAAATACCAAGTACAAAAAGAAGGGTTCTTTGTCATTATAGAATCTTACCTCCAGAAAAAGAAACTATCAGAAGTAAGAGATAAGAATTTTCGCGTGCTTGTTCGTGCATTACAAAGATATGAACTGTTTATTGCTATATATGAAAAAAAAGAGTTTAATCTGGATATAGACAAAATAAACTCAGACACCCTTGAAGATATAGAAAGTTTTTTAAGAAACGAACATATACTTTATGAGGAATATCCCCAAATATATGAGGCGTTCCCTGCAATAGCACATGCCGCCCGTAAAAATATTAAGCCACAGCCGAGAGGGAATAATACAATATGCGCATTGTTTAACAAACTCCGCGCCTTCTATAATTGGTGCAATCAGCAGGGAATAACGGATAATAGACCATTTGACAAATACAACGGAGTTACCACAGAAAAGTATGGTACTCCGTTCTATCTGACACTAGAAGAACGTAACCATATTGCCGATTTCGATTTATCCAACCGTCCTCACCTTGCCACGCAACGGGATATATTCATTTTTCAATGCCTGATAGGATGCCGGGTATCCGACTTGTTGAAAATGACAGAGGAGAACATCATCAACGGAGCCATAGAGTACATTCCACACAAGACACGTGACGAACGTCCGATTGTCGTGCGTGTACCATTAAATGAGCGTGCAAAAGCCCTTATAAACAAATACAAGGAAGTAGGTGACAAAAGAAAACTATTCCCATTTATTTCGGCTCAGAAATACAATAATGCTATAAAAGAAATATTCAAATGTTGCGATATAACCCGCATGGTTACTGTTCTTAATCCGACCACTGGCAAGGAGGAGAAACGGCCGATAAACGAAGTTGCATCCTCTCACATGGCAAGAAGAACATTCATAGGTAATCTATATAAGAAAGTGAAAGACCCGAACCTTGTCGGTTCATTATCAGGGCACACGGAAGGTAGCAAGGCTTTTGCCCGATATAGGGAAATAGACGATGAGATAAAGAAAGAGGTGGTTTCTTTGATTGAATAGTTCTAAAGCGTTCTTTTTATCTGACAATATAGTTATGTTAATTTTATATCATGGCGTTAAATAAACAATCATGGCGCAAAATTTGTTGTATATTCAAATATATCAGCGTATATTTGCAACGCTCATCTACAAATAGAAGGAGTTTCGGGGCTCGGTTTATCTTGATATAAATCTGAGCCCTGCGTCTTTTATTCAATGTTCGATAAACGCTATCTTCATCGTATGGGCATTTACTTTCTTATATCATGATATTTTTATACTAGGTTTTTTTTGGCAATTTGGCTTTCTTGGCAAAAGTCCAAAGATGTAGTTATAGACCGAATTTTTTTAATTGTTTGGGTGTAACCAATGGAGATGTTTTTAGTGCGCCAATGACAAATTTCATATCATCTTTTTTCAAAGTTCCGAACCGCCCATTAGTATCATATCTCTCAATGAAGTTCTTTTCAGTAATTTCTTTCAATTCTGAACAACAAATAAAACGATTTTTACCTAGAAACGGGTATTCAGATACACTTATGGGATAATGCAAGTCCTGCAATTCTTGTTTAAGTCCGCTATTAATAGAAGTGTTTATTAATACAAAGCCTATTAAAGAGCCATCATTGGTTTTGCCTATTACAATAAAGTATTTATCCCTATCAGTATCTTCTTTGTGTTTGGGAGTAACACCTTCTTGAGGCGTTAATTTCATTTTGAAAATGTCTCCTTTATTTACGTTGGGCATTAATAGTTTAGACTTATCTTGCGAAGATAAAATGTCAGCAATAGAGTTCCCCATAATATATTAATAAGCCAAAGTATTGAATAATTCATTCTCTTTGATATACTCAATCATATCCTCATTGGCTCCTGCGGCTTTAGCCATTAAAATGGGGTCTATAGGGTGTGATGATTTTTTACTCCAAGCATTATTCCATGCTTCATCGTGTGATTTTGCTGAAAGAGACTCAATGTTCGTATCCTTATTCTCTTTGATGGATTTATCTAATAACTCAATGTCTGATTTAGATAATTCTTCCAAATCAGGTGCTTCTTTTGCAGACAATATAAAATAGTAAGAAGGATCTGAAGAATATAGGGAATCTGCAATGATATTTAGCTTTTCACTTTTATTTGTTGTCGATTGATTAGTAGCTACTTTGACAGCATCGAAAAGAAAGGATGGAACAGGGCCTTTAGGCAACGCACAAAAAGTGTCGTGTATGATTCGTCTCCCGTATTTTGCATAATGTTCCTTATCTGCAAAATAAAGTATCTTGAACAGATGAAAATAATCTATTTCATTGCACTTGTTTATAATATACAAGACAACTGCTTTCAGTTTTAATACCTCGTCAGTTGTAAGTTCTTTAATATTGGGCATACGTTCAAATGTTTTAAAATACTATAAAGTTGGCTGTTTTAGTAAAGAATTTATTAATACATAAATATGTGCGCCTGTTTGGTTGCAAATAAACAAACAATAATTTAATAAGCAAACGGTTAACGGCTTAATTAACGCACTGTAATCATTTTTCATGTAACACTTACAAATTATGCAGCTACCCCAATCTCATGCAAAAACTCCGGAGCTAAATCTGCCCCATTTGCCCATTCTATAGTTGTGCGCGTCAATCCGTATTGGATGAATTTGTCCTTATCCAACAATTCCCCAAATATTTCTCCTGTAAGGTATGGTTTTAAATCAACCTTTTTTTTGCTTCCGTCACTGAACGTTACAAGAAGATCATAATCTCTGATATAATCTACATCTACTACTCGTAACATAAGCATTTATTTTAAAGGTTCTATTTTATTCAGTTTTTCTCCGTTTTGGGCTTTTTCCCATAAGGTCAATATCTCTGATTCATGCAAATCAATCCATTCGTTTACCTTAGCAATAACCTTTGCCGGGGCTTGACCGTCTACAATTCTATCCAATATACTGATAGAACATTCATAATCACCGTACATAAAATATATATGCGGGGGATTATGGTCTTTCCAATATAGACTTATTATAATTCCAAAAAATCTACATATTTCAGGCATAAATTCTGTTTTATACAAATATAACGAAATATTCCAAATAATCAATCATTCAGCCTTTATTTTTATGCTCTTCCCGCAGTTCGGACAGGTGATAGAGGCTCCATCGCTTTTGGGATGAATTTCTTCCGGGGATGCGAACAGTTGCCACATAGGAACATCAAGAGCCGTAGCAATCTTTTCAAGTGTAGATGTAGTTACTGATGGTGCGTTAAGCGTTTGCTTCATAGATTGATAAGAAACGCCTACCATATCGGCTAATTCTTGTTGCGTACATCCTTTTTCTTTTAATAATTCTTTGATTCTCATAAGACTACGTTTTAAAAATATAGTACAAATATACTCAAATACTATTTACGTATAATATTTAATATACTAAATAGTGTTAATAGTATAATATTTATATATCTTTTATTTGACAAAGTATAATAAATAATATACCTTTGCAGTACAATAATAAACCAATAAGATATAAACGATATGAAACGCTACAACTTAAGTAAGATAATGAAATCAGCCCATCAGATAAAGAAGTACATGAAACTGTATTCCCTCACTCATGGAGTAAAGACTTGGGCGGACTGCCTTAAACTTGCCTGGGTTAACGAAAAGAAGCGTGCGTCTGATGAGGAAACGAAAAACGCAGAAAAAGAAGCAATGGAAGCTTCTTTAGCCGAACCTGCGAAGCGCAGTTCTTATGATGATTTGTCAATCCCGGCATCTGCTTACTATAATCCGTATAGCTATGGGTGTTTCGGTTCTCATTACGTAGGTGATTAACTTAATACATTATATCATGGAAGAAAACAAACAACTTGTAGGCGATATTTGCTCCTCTATTGAAGAATTTGGTAATGTGATAGCGAATAACGTAGCCGCATCACATAAGGACTATGAAATGATGATTGCTTCTTTGGATAGGGCAATAGCTGAAATGAAAAAAAGATTAGGAAATAATTGCCGCATAAACAGATAGTGTAAGATGCACGTTGAGGTTTCGACCAACGTCCACGTTATGATACCCCGTCAGCAATACGGCTGGCGGGTTGGCAAGAAAGACACTACAAGCAGCCTCTATACATTTAGGGGCTGCTTTTTCTATAAATAACAAACCTTTTGTCAATTGTTTGTTCTGCACACGACATTTTTTAGGTCGCGCAATCGATTAGTGGTAAATTCGCAGACAGAAATAATGCAGTCATCCTCACGGCTGAAAAAGTATAAACCCCGCCATCGGTAAGAAGTGAGGAACTTGCCTTTGGTGGGGTTCAATTTTAAAAACTAATCGCAAAGATATGAAAACAAATCAAGAAATGGTGCGATACATTGATAATTTTTCAGTAGTACAACGCACGAGTGATGGATATTTTGATGGTGGAGAACTTCTCCGACAGTGGAATGGAGTGCGGGGGAACGAACAAAGAAAGATGGAAGAGTTTCTTTCCGCCAAACAGACAAGTTACTTTATAGAAGCATTGATAGCGGAAGAACGCGAAAATGGTTTAGGGGAAAATTCCCCTAAAATTGATAATCAAGTAGTTAAGAAGTTAATAGTAAGAAAAAAGGGGAAAGCCGGAAGACCAAGAGAACAAGTTTGGATGCACCCTTTTCTTTTTACAAAATTTGCTATGTGGATTAATCCACGTTTTGAAGTCAAGGTTATACGATTTGTCTATGATGAAATGATTCGTTATCGAAACGATGCTGGTGATGCTTACAAAGAACTCTCATCTGCTGTTATGAAGATAGTCCCCAAAGATTTTATGCCTAAAGCCATGCAAAAGGTAGGCGAAGCATTGAATTGGGTAATATTCAACAACCACGAAAAAATGTTACGCAACAAGCATGGCGAAGAGGGTAAGCAACGTGAGCTATGGCAGTTTGAAAAGAAGATTGCCGATTTAATAAACGAAGGGTTTATAACTAACTTCGACAATTTGATTAGCTATTTGAGAAACCAATATCAGAAACGCAATTACCCGCAAGTATTTAGCAGTGCTTCTTAATCATGAAAATAAGATAGCTATCAAAGTGTGTTATGTGAGAGTTGCACATGGAGAATAAAATATTTGGGGCACTTGCCAATTCCGTAAACTCTCACAATATGTAGATAGGCATTTGCCTCTGCTTTTCAATAAAGTGAAAAAGAATAAATTTATGAATGAACTTGTTTTTAAAGACCCGAACGACCAAGTTTTAACAAATAGTCTTTTGGTGGCTGAAAAGTTTGGGAAAAGACATGCCGATGTAATAAGAAGCATTGATAATATTCTTAATACAGAGGATGAATCACTCAACGCAAAAATGCGTTTAGCTTTTGTTTCA